ACGAGTTCCCATATTAAGCAGCCTTCATCATAAAAGTAGGATATTTCACAAAACCAGAGGTATCTTTTTTCGCTTTACCTTTGGCATACAAACCAACAACAACACCTTTTGGATCCAAGAAACGCAAGTCAGAATCATCACCATTAAACACGGTACGACCCAAATAGGTTTCTGGCATAGGTTCGGTTTTCTTCAAACCAAACACAGTAGCAACATTGTAACCTTCTGCAATAGCACGATAAACATCGGCATCATTTCCATCAGCAGCAGAAAATGTCAACGAATAATTAGGAATCATTTTAATTTTACGACCAAGGATTTTGGTATAATCATAAAATGTCACTTCAGGAAAAGCGTAGAAAATATTTGTATATGATTGACCATTACGAAGCACCTCATATTTTTCAAATGCAAGGTCGGAAGTGCCGTTCATACGAAAAACGGGAATCAAACCTTTTTTAGCGGATTGTTTAATCGCTAATTCAATATCTTTAACCAACAAATTCATAAAAGTAATGCGGTCTTCAAAAAATAATTTTGTTTTGCGAATTCGAGCTTGTTGAATAACATTGGTCGATTCGCCTTTTTTGAACATACCACCACGACCAGCAAGGTTCAAGCAAGCAGCAGTACAACCAGCTGTACGTTTAGCACAGGTTTCATAACCAGACAAATCAGCAGGCGCAAGGTGTAGAATGTAAGTCATATAACCTTGGGTCATACCTTTGAGCACTTTAGGGTTTCCAACTGTCAACAATTTCATAATTTTCTCGCCTTTTTCAATCTATGGATAGAGTATAACACAACCACGGCAAATGTCAAGCACTATTTTGGTATTTGTTGTTTTTTTGCAACATAGTACTAAAGTACTCATCTCCGCATGTTCGCTTGGTCTCTGGCTTCTTCATCCGTAAAGATAGGCACAGCATTACTTTTATGCAAAGTTCCGATACCTTTCATAGCGGTTCCTGTATAAACTTTACCAATAACTGGTTTTGTACAATCGCCGCCAGGAGTCACTTTGCTAGGATAGTAAACAGTTTCACGACCAGCTGGCGTAGTCAATTTTGGAATAGTGTTAGGATTAAAAGTTACTTTACCCATATTCTTTTTTGAAAAATTTGTTTTTTGATTATTAAGATTATCAAGCCAAGCCTGATACTCAGCAAGTTCCTTTTTGGTCTTGCTTTTTTTCTTAGACTTTTGATAGGTGTAGATTAACATAATTCCAACACCTTGGCAGGATAACGAATTTCGCCTTCGTATTCCAATTGTGACTTTTCAAACTCGGTCATAAAGTCATCAGCAACAACATCCCAGCCAATAATTTGGCGGCTGAAATATTGGTTATTTTCTTCAATGTCACCACGAACAGCCATTACAATGGCGGTTGCGGTTTCAGAACTAATGCTGTTACCCATCGGGACAAAAAAGTCCACACCACCCTTAAATTTCCAATATTGAGGGCATTCGCCTTCGCCGTCCCAATCGTGGGCGCCGTAGTTTTCTTGGTCTTGGGTGTAAATGTGTAACTTCATAAAATCTCCAATTAAGCAGTTTGTTTTGCGTCCATCATTTCAGACAAAATGAATTTAGCAACATTCAATTGTTTGCGAATCGTTTCAGGCATTCCATTCATACGACCAGAACCTAAAAGTTCCTGGCAATCAGACAAAATACCCATCACAACCATTTCCTGACCAGAAAAACTACCAGTCAAACTTTCCATGTATTGTGTGCGAATGTCAGCTTCAGACATACCATAGCATTTTTTTTCAAACTCGGTCATTTCATTCTCCAAAGATTTTCCAGTATCCAACAAATATTCTTCAATTGACATTTTGTTTCCTTTATCAACTCAACAGGACCCATTATACACGAATTGGCAAGAATGTCAACAGCTATTTGCCGACTTGTTGTTTTTTTGCAACAGCATCAATATGTTTACATTTACCACGGAAACTGAAACCAGTACAAGTACAGGTATAGTTGTAATCAGAAAGTTCTACAAAGTATTCTTTTTCTTTGCTTTTAACTTTGAATACTCTAGTATTACTTTTTTCGGCGGAGTTTTTGATAATTTTTTCAAGGCCAAAATGCTTGGTCTTTACAAAGGTGCGGTACCTTTTATCAATTTTGATTTGTGTTTTTAATACTTGGACGCTATTATCGCTAGATTTTGCATAAGCAATAATTTTAGTGCCGTCAAGCAAGTAGGTATGATTAGCATTTGAGCCATCAGACCAGATTGTGGTTTCTTTGAGAATTTCTAACATACTGGTATATTAACACAGGTAGGCCTGTTTGTCAACCAGCATGTTGTTTTTTTACAACACTTATCCTTTTAATAATTGTTGCGAGGATTCTTCTCTCATATCTTCCTCAAATTCAGCAATTTTTAATTTGGATAATTCTCTTTGCAAATCTTCCTTTTTTTCGGTTGATTGTTCAATGTGAATTTCCAATTCTTTGATTTGTTGCTTCAACAATCTTTTGTAACTATTTTCCATACTTTTCTTTCTGCTCACTTCTTAATAGTCGCCATGTGGTTTTATCATGGTGTTTATTTTTGTTTCTAGGCACATCAATATCTTCTTCTTCTTTGAACCTCTTTTTCAAAGGCCTCTTAATCTTCTTACCAGCAATCATTTCTGAAAATTAACCTCCACTTCTTTCAAATATAATCGTCAGCAATACCAAGTTCAACCATTTCTTCTGCTGTCAACCAAACATCGGTTGCATTTAGCAGTTTTGATTTGATTGTTCTTGTATCCAATCCTGTATTCTCTTTTAGAATATTAATCATTCTTGCATTTGTTAACTCAACTTCTTTGAAGCGAGATTTGATATCGTGGTGTTTACCTTCAATGCCATCACTATACTGGTGGCACATGATACTGGTATTTTTTGCAATGTATCTCTTACCTTTGTAACCAGCTGAAAAAATCATAAATGCAGCCGAACAAATAGAACCAATACCTCTGGTGGCAATTGGGCATTTTGATGCTCTCATTATATCAATAAGTCCCAATGAATCGTTCAATGAACCACCCGTTGAATTGATATACAAAGTTAATGTTCTTGGAGTTGGACCACAAATTATATTTTCGTAAATAATCCACTTGATGGTATCTTCTATGTTGTCTTCGTTTATTTCACCAGTCAGAAAGTGAACATGGTTGTTAAGTAAACCAAGACCAATTTTTTCTATTGCACTTACATCTAAATCAAAATCTTTTTTATTCGTCATTTCTATTGTGCCAATCATAAGCTGTTTTCAAGATAGACATTATATCATGCTTAGGACGGAAATTCAAGATGTGTTCGGCAAGAGTAACATCGGCAATTAAAGAATCGGCATCACCAGCTCGTCTTGGATTTACGGTATAATTAACTTTTTTGCCTGTAACTTCTTCTAGTTTGGAAATAATTTGTAAAATGGAAAGACCTTGACCTGTACCAAGATTCATTGTAATTGATTTACCATCATTCAACAAATAATGTGCGGCAGCGTTATGTGCATCAGCAATATCTGTTACATGGACATAATCTCTAACACAAGTACCATCGGGTGTCTTATAGTCTGTACCATTAATCTGGAAGTTATTTAGATTTTGAATAAGCCGAGGAATCAAATGAGTTTCTGGTTCATGTGCTTCACCAAATTCACCTTCGGGGTCTGCACCAGTCAAATTGAAATATCTGTAAATGACATAATTCAAACCTGATGCTCTAATGGCAGTCTCAGCACATAATTTAGAATTGCCATAAGGTGAATTATCAAATTTTTCATCATCTTCTCTCAATGGTTTATTTGATGCCTTATAAACCGCAGCTGTGGATGAAAATACAATATCCTTTACACCATGGCGAACCATTGCATTGATAATATTACAAGTACCACCAGTGTTTACTGAATAGAATTCTGTTGGTTCTTTTACAGAGACACCTGCCTCAATACGAGCTGCAAGGTGAAATACGGTGTCAATTTTTATACGGGAAAATAAATCTTCAACATCATCCATATTACGAACATCTGCATAATGCATAATGTCAATATATTCATTCATGGTGTGTCGTTTATGACCTAGACCAACAACTTTCCATCCAGATTTTTTAAGTGATTTAGCTAAATGCGAACCGAGATATCCGGCAGCGCCTGTAATGAGTGCAGTTTTCATATTAAGTTAGTATTGAGATTCCAGGTCCTACATTTATAAATTGCTGACCTGTTTTCCAAGGAAAAACTCCTTGGTATTTTTCGGTATTAATTTTATTACCTTCAGTAAAGAATTCCTCACTTACTGAATTTGCATTACCATCAAGTCTGTAGTTTGTAGTGTACTGATTTGTACATTCATATTTTGGAAAATGATGTTTTAATGCATTAAAGAATTGTCTATCGGCGCCCCATTGGCCGTACCAAGCATGACCAATGTGAACAGCAATATCACGGCGTATGGCAAAACATGAAGTATCAATGTGAAATACTTCAGGATTAAAGTACACAGGCCATTTTCCCAAACTTTCGCAATTGTCTTCACAGAGAAATTCTCCATCTTTATTCACTACCTTTCTGAGGGAATAAACCCAATCATAACCTTCTTGCAATTTACGAACCATCTTTTCAATATGACATGGTTCAAAGAAGTTATCTTCATCCAAATAACAGATAACATCAGCATTGACTAAGAATGAGGAGGCGGCATAAACACGATGCCCATACCAACCTTTACCAACATTCTCTTCCAATTCAATCATTCTGGTCTTAGGTGAACCGACAAGAATCTCTCTTGCCTTAGGTTCATACTGACAACCATCAATGAAAATGTAGTGTACGATATTATCGTATGTTTGTTTATCGACCGAATCAATACATTTTGCTAAATGCTCTGATGCAATCGTTGGAGTAACAACGGCAACTTTCATGGTATATTAATATCAGGATATGCTTCTTTAATAATTCTTGGTGTAAGATATTTCACATCAAGGTCTTTTTTTGTAATTGCTTTAACTAGAAGTTCGGCTTCATCTTTGTGTAGAGATTCCAATGTGGTTGTCAATAATGATTTTTTTCTTTTCTCATCAAGGACTGCACCCTCAAGTTTTGGATGATTAGTTATGAACCGATACAATCGTGGCACTTCAATATCCAAATATGTATAATTCAATCCTGCAGGCTCAATTGCAGGTCGATATGCGGGAATTTCAACATTGAATATAATTTCGGGATTGTATACCATTGCCAAGAAATTTCTAAATCTTGGATGGTCATTTTTATGTAGAACGGCAATTTTATCAGCACGGGTTGGTGCATTATCAAAATCTGCCAAAATTTCGGAGTATAGTTTAGCTTCCATTAGAATTCATCAATCACTTCAAGTAGGTTTTTAAGACGGTTCGCAATCATATAATTCATAAACTCTTGCTTAGTTTTACCTTTTGCGTTCTCATAGGTATCTAGTATAGCAGATTTAAGATTTTCAGGAATCTTGGTCAAGTCAATCAACATTTCATTACGTTTGAAATTACGCAACATTTCATCGGTACAAAAATCTTCTGGTGACTGATTCATCCAATTGATAATCTTCGCCTCTGTGATAGGTTTCTGTCTTGTGCCTTCAACAAAGGTATCATCTTTACTTAGAATGTTTGGAATGCCGTCACTCTTATCACCACGAATAATCAACTGTTTCAATTGAGCCGCAGGTAAAGGTTCTTTGATATTCTTTTTCAGAATAGGTGAATACTGTTCAACATTAGGAAACTTTTGCAATTGTGCAAAGTCTTTATCAGAGGACAGAATCATTACCTTTTGTGTAGAAGAATACTTCATTGCCAAAACAGCAATGATATCATCTGCTTCACATGTATCAACATCAATCACTTTATACGGAGAACTGTCTTTCAATTCTTGTTTGATTTTACCCAACACTTCAAAGATAGAACCCCAATCGTGACCAGAAGAATCACGAGCTTTCTTACGTCCCGCTTTGTAATGTTGAAATATTTCACGGCGCCAATAGTGTCGATTATCGCAAGCAATAATGACCTCAGGTCCGTGAGAGTCTTTGTACTTCTTCACATAGGTACGAATGGTATTCAGAATCATATGGCGAACCAATGTTTCATCAACCGATACCTTTGAAGAGCCGATTTGTTCCATCAGATTAGAGATGGCAACTTGATTGTAGTCCACGATTATCATATTAAAATCCAAAAAATTATAAATAGGTGTAGGTCGCCGAATTACGAGTTCGCACCTACTCTAACACGAAAGGCCGTATCAGCATGATTATTTATCAAATCACCAATATCGTTAATAATAAACGATATATCGGTAAAACAACAAAAACCATTACTGACAGATTCAATTCTCATTTAGCTACAGCTAAGTATGGAAGTAAATCATACTTACATAGAGCTTTGCGTAAGTATGGCCAAGAAAAATTCAAAATTTCTTTAATTGAGGAAGATATTTTTTCAGAAGATATCTTGGCAGAAAGAGAAAAATTTTGGATTGAAAAAACAAATCCCGAATACAACATGACAAAAGGTGGTGAAGGTTCCACTGGTAGAATTTTATCAGAGGAGTCTTTAATTAAAATGTCCATAAAATCAAAAAATAGAAAACGAAATCCTCATTCCGAAGAGACTAGGCAAAAAATATCTTCAGCACTAAAAGGCAAACCACTTACGGAGGAAAGAAAACAAAACATATCCAAATCTAAATTAGGTTGTGTTCCGTGGAACAAAGGTAAGAAATTATCATAATAGAGCCATTATATAACAGTTATCACCTCTAGTGAGGCAATTATTTTTGGAATGGCCAAATAGGTAGTCCCGTATTTGGGTCGTTGGCAAACTTACCTTCCCATGGTTTGATATACAAATCATAAAGTCCTTCAAGGATTTTCATAACATCATTTTCATCCATCGAATTATCTTCACTTAATCTATCTTCAAGTGGCAAAATGTCCCATGAATTGTTTTCAACATCATACCAAGCCCAAATACAAACTTCTTCCGCAGGTCGATGCTGAATCATTGAACCAAAGGTAAAAGCGAATACATCATGCTCTGGAAAAATAAAATCATCTGTTAATGCATCTTTATGAAGAAAGATGGCATATGATTCCATATTGGTGTTACCACCTTCAATGTACTTATATTCTCCATCCATATTTTCTTCATCTAGGTCACCATAACCTTCAAAGGTAATTTTTACCTCAGGTAAGTCAGAA